CTACTCTGGAGCGCAACTACTTGTTCAGACACAAGCTGTTAAACATCGTCTATTTGATTATATGCCTGGTGGGGCTTATCATGTTAAGGCTTTTAACGGTCTGTGTGGAGCCCCCATTTGTTGTAACACAACTGTACGACACATAACAGGTGTACACATAGGGGGTAACGAGAAAGAAGATAGAGGTATTTATGCATCGTTAACACAGGAAAAATTGAACGGAGCACTAACTAAATTATGCAAGAAAGAAGGTGTACTTGTACCAGGTAGTACGTCTGATTTTAATAATTGTGTTTTGGGCAAGGAAATTGTGATATCACAAAATCCACCTGAAAAGAAGAGCCCTGTGAATTATTTACCTAAGGGATCGCAAGTTCAATATTTCGGTCAATGTATTGGTAAGGTTACACCAATGTCTCATGTACGTAACACGCCGATATCGGAATATATTACAAAGGTCTTTGCTGTTGAAAATAAATGGGGCAAACCCACTATGAAACCTGCATGGCGGCCTTATCAACAGGCTCTCTCAAATTTGGCTATACCAGCAGAAGATTTTAAGCATGAAGATTTGGCTTGGGCAGTGGAGGATTATAAACGAGATCTTCTACATGTGTGTGGCCAATCATACCATCAAGCAAAACCTCTTAAACATGATGAGGTTCTTAATGGTATACCTGGGAAAAGGTTTATAGACCCAATGGATTTTAAGACATCCATAGGACTACCTTTAACGGGACCTAAGAGTGAGCATGTGTTTGAGTATACCAGTCCAGATGGAATTCCAAAGAAGGAATTTGAGTCTGAGATTATAACACATATTGTCGATGTACTTAAATGTTATGCACGTGGTGAACGTGCTAATGTTATGGCGAAGGCGTGTACTAAAGACGAAGCATTACCTGTTGAAAAAGAAAAATGCAGAATCTTTTATGGTAACATGATTGCTCTTATATATGCTTTACGTAAGTACTATCTACCCATTGCAAGGGTCATGATGATGAACCCAATAGTAAGTGAGTGTGCCGTTGGAGTCAAATCTCATGGCCCTGAGTGGCAACAATTGGATGTCTACATGAGAAAATTTCCAAATCTCATAGGTGGTGACTATAGTAAGTATGATCAAAAGTTACCCTCGCAATTGATTAATGCAGCCTTCAGGATTCTTATTGATTGCGGAGCCGCAATGGGTTACGCTAAGGCAGATCTCGATATCATGAAGGCAATATCAGCGGATGTTATATATCCGTTCATTGCATATAATGGTGATCTCATTAAATTGATATCAGGAGGTCATATTAGTGGTAATAGTTTAACTGTTATCATTAATGGTATTTGTGGAAGTTTGAATTTGCGTATAGCTTATAAAAACATTTGCGGACCAGAAATACCTTTCAGGCAAAAAGTGGCACTGATGACGTATGGTGATGATAATGCCGGTTCCAGTAGTGATGAACGATTTGGGATCAGAGCTATATCGGAATTTTTGGAAAAATACGGCCAGAAGTACACAATGCCTGATAAACATACAGAACTTAAACAATTTTTAGACGAGGATGAATTTGAGTTCTTAAAAAGGAAGTCTAAGTGGATACCGGAGATACAGTGTACCGTTGGTGTCCTTGATGAAATGTCAATTTTTAAATCCTTGCATTGTCATGTTTATGGAAAAGGAGAAATATTGACACCGGAGGAAAAAGTGGTTGAAGCCATGCGTTCCGCATGCACGGAATGGTTCAACCACGGTCGTTGTGTATATGATATTCGAATACCACAACTCAAGAGAGTTGCAGAAATGGCAAACTTGCAAGGTTGTTGTCCTTTCTTAGACATATCATATGACGATCGCGTGCACGATTGGTTTAATAAATATGCACCTACCGCCTCAGTTACGACAGGGGCCCATACTGCACCAGGATGGTTAAATTAAAAGGTGGTGTAATTGATGGATACCAGAAAGGGAAAGGTCCCTTTGTTAGGCTTTGATTACATGTCGATTTGTATTTTATTTAAAATAGCGTGACGAGCAACCGAAAGATGTCATGTATTAATAGTGCAACTGTACATAGACTTATAAATAACGCACTGGACAATGTTTGAATATTTTTGAATTTTACTGCGGAGAAACACACTCCGATCAGACCCAAAAAGTCGTGGTGGATGCCACGCACCGTGAGATTTTCTATGAACCTCAGTCCACACCCATCGATGCAGTTATTAAAACTGATGAAGGTACGGTAGGACGAGAAAATATCACGTTTCTTGATGGAGACACACAAACTATGTATGATTTGAAAACTGATGTGGATCCTACAAAAATGTTACTAGATGCAGATCAAGCTCCTTTAGCTGATTTCTTCGCCCGACCTGTCAAAATTCGGGAGTATACGTGGAATGTGGGATCAGGATTAAATGTGTCTTTTGACCCATGGGCAGAGTTCTTTGATAACCCAAGGGTTTCCAACAGGATTTGTAACTATAACTTATTAAGGTGCAATCTTGTTGCTAAAGTGGTGATAAACGGTAATGCTTTCCACTATGGTAGATTAATTATGAGTTATCTTCCTTTGGAAGGAGATGATGATATTTCTGTCATTTCTGGTTCTGTGGCTAATATTGTTCAAGCTACACAGCTTCCTCATGTATATTTGGATCCAACCACATCCACAGGAGGAGAGTTGCGTTTACCGTATTTTTGGTATACGAA